AGGACTTAACATTAACTTAGACCGTGTAAGTCATATGATTCAAGAAACTTGGATGGATGGCGCAAACGGTTATGGTAAACTAAAAATTCTACCAACACCAATGGGAAACCTAGTTCGCACTATGCTAGAAAGCGGTGTGAAACTAGGTGTCTCATCTAGAGGTAGTGGAAATGTTTCAGAAGACGGTAGTAATACTGTCTCTGATTTTGAAATTATTACAGTGGACGTTGTTGCACAACCAAGTGCTCCAGGAGCGTACCCTACGCCAATATACGAACACTTAATGAACGCCCGCGGAGGGTACAAGGCTTACGAATTAGCACAGGCAACAAGAAATGACACAAAGGCACAAAAGTACTTAAAAGAATCTCTGATTAATATAATCACGAGACTCCAATAGAAGGAGAACAATATGTTGGACGCACTAAAAACACTTTTTGAAAATGATGTAGTTTCAGAAGAAGTACGTGCCGAAATCGAAAACGCTTGGGAAGCAAAGATCAAAGAGAACAAGCAGTCTGTGACTGCTGAACTTCGCGAAGAATTTGCTAAGAAATATGAGCATGATAAATCTACTATGGTAGAAGCTATTGATGCTATGGTTTCAGAGCGTTTGGAGTCAGAAATTGCAGAGTTTGCGGATGACCGTAAGCAACTAGCAGAAGCCAAAGCAAAATATGCAGTAGCACAGCGTGAAAATGCCAACCTACTTAAAGGTTTTGTAATGGAATCTCTAAAGAAAGAAGTTTCTGAACTACATGAAGATCAAAAAGCAATGGCTAATAAATTTTCAATGCTTGAGAACTTCATTGTAGATGCACTTGCAAAAGAAATTGCAGAGTTCCACGAAGACAAAAAAGATTTAGCTGAAACTAAGGTAAAACTTATTAAAGAAGCTAAAAATAAATTTGCAGAAGTTAAACAAAGCTTCATTGCGAAAAGTGCCGATAAAGTATCTACAATCGTTGAAAACACACTCAAAGGTGAAATTAAAGGATTGAAAGAAGATATTGAAGAAGCACGTAAAAATGATTTTGGTCGTAAGATGTTTGAAGCGTTTGCAGCCGAGTATGCAACAAGTCATCTGAATGAAAAGTCAGAGACTGCAAAACTTATTAAGGTTGTAGCGGCAAAAGACAAACAACTAGCAGAAGCAAAAGCATTTGCTGTAAAAGCAAAGAACTTAGCAGAAGCTAAAGATACTGAAGTCAAGCGTATGGCACAGATCGCTGAACGCAAACAAAAAATTGAATCACTAATTGATCCTTTAAACAAGGGTCAAAGAGATATCATGACAGATTTACTGGAATCAGTACAAACGGACAGACTACAGTCTGCGTTTGATAAGTACCTACCGGCAGTTATCGACGGTAAAACTCCAGCGAAGCAGAAGGCAGTAATTACAGAAGGCACAGAAGTAACAGGCAACCGAGAAAAAACTAACGTTAGTTCAAAAGCAGATGATAATGTCATTGACATTAGACGTCTTGCTGGTTTAAATTAAGGAGATAATTATGTCAGAACTACTAGAAAGTCGCTGGCAAGATACAAAAAGCGCACTTCTTGAAGGCCTACAAGGCACAAAGAAATCTGTAATGGCAGCTACTCTTGAAAATACTCGCAAGTATTTGTCAGAGACTGCAACAGCAGGCGCAACATCTGCCGGTAATGTCGCAACACTTAATCGTGTTATCCTACCCGTTATCAGACGTGTAATGCCAACAGTTATAGCAAACGAGCTAGTTGGTGTACAACCGATGACAGGTCCAGTGGGTCAAATCCACACACTAAGAGTACGCTACTCAGATACAGTTGGCTCAGGCGCCAGCGGTGCAGTAGCAGGTGAAGAAGCACTTTCACCATTCAAAATTGCTGAAGCATATTCAGGTGCAACAGGCGGAACAGCAGAAGCAACTGCCGCTCGTGAAGGTTCAGCAGGTAACAGACTAAGCATCCAGATTCTAAAGCAAACTGTTGAAGCTAAATCACGTAAGCTATCAGCACGTTGGACTTTTGAGTCAGCTCAGGACGCACAGTCACAGCATGGTATCGATGTAGAAGCAGAAATCATGGCCGCTTTGGCTCAAGAGATTACTGCTGAGATCGACCAAGAGGTCCTAGCATCTCTAAATACACTTGCTGGTACAGCAGTAGAAACATATGACCAGGCAGCGGTATCTGGTACAGCAACTTTCGTTGGTGACGAACATGCGGCATTAGCAGTTCAAATCAACAGAGCGGCTAACCTAATCGCTCAGCGTACACGTAGAGGCGCTGGTAACTGGGCAGTTGTTAGCCCACTTGCGCTAACAATTCTACAGTCTGCTACAACATCAGCATTTGCACGTACAACAGAAGGTTCGTTCGAAGCTCCAACTAACACTAAAATGGTTGGTACATTGAACAATGCAATGAAAGTGTACGTAAACACATATGCTGGCGACGGCGCAAACGTAATTGTTGGTTACAAGGGATCAAGCGAATCAGACGCGGCAGCGTTCTATTGCCCATACATCCCACTAATGTCAAGCGGTGTTGTACTAGATCCAACATCATTCGAACCAGTCGTATCATTTATGACTCGTTACGGATATGTTGAGCTATCAAACACAGCTTCGTCACTAGGTAACGCGGCTGACTATCTAGCTAACGTTGCTATCACAAACGGTAACGTAAGCTTCAGCTAAGTTTAGCTTTACACTAATTAAAATAGGCCCTACGGGGCCTATTTTTTTGACTAAATATTTGTACGTTCATCCTACGGGACGGAAGTAGCATAAGCGAAGGAACGCACTTTAAACCTTTAACTAGGAGAAGTGTTATGGATAGATTCACGTTTTGGTGCTTTCAAAAACTAATCAAACAGCATCGTGAAAAAAAGATTAACTTTTTATTAAAAAAAGGTTGACTTTTATTTTTTATATGTTATATTAAAAACATAACTTAGGAGATATCCTTTAGTTAGATAGTGCAAGGAACGGCGTTTACAGAGGCGTAACTTGGCTAGTAGCTGTAGTAGCATTGCATGACTGTGGAGACACAGAGATGTAGATTTGGAAGTAACTATCCGATGCTGGGCTATGCTAGTAACACAGACATGATCTGTACTGGCATTTGTAGGTGATCATTAAGTCCTACCTATCATATTTATTTGAGGCTCTATCATTAACTTGGTAGAGCCTTTTTTCTCTTTTGATAAATACATACGTCAGATAGTGTGCCGCAAGGCGGACTTATGCTGTACCCACAGCGTAGCGGATAGAACCCGCATCGGACTTCTAAAAAGGAGAAAACAAATGGGAAGACCACTTAATAAAAGACACTTTGGTGCTACCGAAGGTGCAGTAGGCACAGAAGGTAACAATCTTACAGTAATGTGTAAGGTTGGATCTAACTCAGCAGTAGCAAATGGATGTATACTGTCACAACGTTCAGAGACAAAATTTAATTGTCACGATGACCCAGATGGTACATCTGGAAACTCTGGTGTTTGTACACTAGTAGATAAAGCGTTTGGAGCACTTGGCGACAACGAAATGATCCTACAAGGATTTACAACAGGCGGCGACGGTAAAAACATTCGTAAGGTACACAATCGTACAATGTTTGACTTTGATAACAATCGTTATACATGGTCAGTAACTGACGACTCAACTGCAAACGTGTTAGTACTAACAGCTATCTAAAATATAGGGGGCTAGTCCCCCTATAATTAGGAATTTTTATATGTCAAAAATAGTAAAAGTAACAGACGGAAATTATAAAATTGTAGTTGCAAATGGTGCTACAGGAACAATTACACTTGATACAACAGCAGGTGCAAGTTCTATACGAGGAACTACAGTAATAAATGGAAATCTAGAAGTTAGAGGAACAACTACAACTGTAGAATCTACAGATACTACTATTGCTGATAATATTATTACTTTAAATGAAGGCGAAGCAGGAGCAGGAGTAAGCGCATCTTTAGGATACATTTCTGGTATAGAAATAGATAGAGGAAGTTTACCTGCCGCACGTTTAGTTTTTAATGAACAAACAGCATTTATTACAGGTGGCAGTAGTGGTACAGGAGCATTTAGATTCCAAGATGTAAATGGCGACATTATGCCAATTACAACAAATAGTATCAATGCTGAAAGCACACTTTATATTACGACACCAGCAAGTGTTGTGAATGTTGCAGGCACTGTTAATTATGAAAGAAATTTATTTAATTATACATTTGATGCAATACAGAATGACTTTATTATTACAGATCCGGGTGGCGGCCCTACATTACAAAATGATGGTCTTGTAAATGCAAAAGCTCTTGTAGATTATGTAGCATTTAGTGCATCAAATATTTTACAGCCAGGTATTGAAGACGGTGATACTAAAGTAAGAACAAGAGACATTGACACTACTGGAAATGAAAGCGTGGTTGAAGTTACAGTTGACGGAACTGTAATTGCTAACATCTATCAAAATAGGTTACAACTTGACCAAATTCAAATTCAAGATAACAAGATTCAAGCAATAAACACAAATGACAATTTGATTTTAGAATCACCAGCATCGGGTCATGTTGAAATAAACGATAACTTACTAATAAGAGCTACTCCTCATGCAGATGATGCACAAACAGATCCATCTGCACCATCAGACGGAACTATCATTTATGCCAAATCTCAGGGTGTTGGCGGAAGTGGGCTATTTTTTGTAAATAGTAGTAGCACAAATGACGAAATAATAAGCAATAACAGATCGCTAGTTTATAGCATGTTATTTTAAGGAAAAGATATGGCTATAGAAACATTAACAATAAGCACAGGGGCACAACAAGATATTATAACAGTACCCGCAGGAAAAACATATGCAATAACAAACATAATGGTTTGTAACACATATGATCCAAACGGTGCAAGTCCAGAAGCTGAAACTGCATTATTTGATATGCATTTACTACCAAGCGGTGAAGCTCTATCTACAGCATTAAACTGTGTTGTAAGACAACTAAGTTTACCTGCAGGAGAAACTTTTACTTTTGATTCTGAAAGGATTGTTTTAGATGCAGGAGATAAACTTTCTTTCGTTGGAGATGTAAACGGAAACTTGGCAGCCGTTGTAAGTTATTTGGAAGTATAATTATGAGATTATTAAAAGCTCAAAATACAAACTTACGTAATATATACGGAAAAGGTGTGAAGTACGATATTAACGATCAAGTTATTATGGACAGCACAAATGTAGTGCTTGTGCCAAAAGGTACAGAAGCACAACGTCCTAGCAGTCCTGCAAACGGACATTTGAGGTACAACACAGACGATGATCAATTTGAAGCGTATCAAAACGGTGCGTGGAGAGAATTACGATTTAAAGAACCAAATCAAGATCCTGGCATTACACAACAAAATCTAGGTAACGGCGATGCTACAGAAACAGTGTTTGGTCCTTTAGCAAGTGGCGATGCAGATTTTCCAGTTCCGTTAGCCGCTCAAAATGTTCTTGTATTAGTAGAGAATGTTTTCCAAATATCAACAACCAACTACACACTTGAACAAAGTACCAGCGGTAACTTAGCTGGTCCTAATTCACCATATGCTGACGGCTGGTATATAAAGTTTACATCAGCACCAGATGTTGGCAAACCTATTACTGTCCTACATAACTTTGACAAATAACCAATAAATACTACTACAAGGAGTAGTTATGGCTGTAGGTAGAATATCCGGACCTTTATTACAAGAAAATTTATTACGAAATAATATCAATTTAAATTTTAAAAACACTGTATCTGATACAGCGTTGATCCATTTTGATGTAGTAAACGGTAAAATTGCTATCGCAGGTAACACCGGCACAGATCATCTACATGTTCTTGGAACTACAAAAGGTGTCATATTTGGCATCAACAATCAATTAGATACTGGCGATTTAGAATTTGGCTTAGGTCCTAACGGAGATACAATTAGTGCTCCAGTTGGCCCAATTAACTTAAATTCATCAGAAGCTATAGTTTTAAGTGCATTACAAACAGATAATATCAATATAGACGATAACATTATTTCTAGTTACAATACAAATAGTAACATAGATTTATTAACAAATGGGACTGGCACTGTTGAAGTTACAAATGGATTAGAAGTATTTGGTAATTTACATTCAACAGGAAATATAACAGCCGACGGCAATATTACAATTGGTAATGACGATCAAGATAATTTAGTGCTTAATGCAGATATAGCAACTGATCTTATACCTGATCAAACAAACACATATAACATAGGTGCTACAGGTAAAAAATGGGATAGTCTTAATATAGATACAATTGAATCTGCAACAGTCACAGCACAAGGTGTAACATCAGGAACAACAAGTTTCCATGTACCACAAGGAAATATTTTTTATGTAGCCAAAGGAGGTAACGATACCAACGTTGGCGATAATATGTATGCACCTTTGCTTACAGTAAAGCAAGCACTTGCAAGAGCAGATGCTAGTATACAAGGTCCTGTAACAATCTACATATATCCAGGAGAGTACGAAGAAATATTTCCTTTGGAAATTCCTACAAATGTAACAGTAGCCGGATTAGATTTTAGAAACACAATAATTAAACCAACTTCTGCTACAAACACAAACAATTGTTTCTTACTGAATGGAGAAACAACTGTACAAAATCTAACAATTAAAGATTTTTACAGTCCAGGACACGGATTTAGTTTTGCTAGTAACGCAACTGTAACGTCTAGAAGTCCATACATAAAGAACGTAACTGTAATTACAAAAGGTAGTGTTGTAAGTGCAAGTGATCCAAGAGGCTTTGATGAAGGCGATGCAGGTAAAGGTGCATTGGTTGACGGAGCAAGCGTATTAAGCACAAGCCAAGAAGCAAGCATGTTGTTTCATTCAGTTACATTTATTACTCCTGGTGTTGATGCACTTACAATGACAAACGGAGTCAGGGTTGAATGGCTTAATTCATTTACATACTTTGCAAATAGAGGATTGTATGCAACAAATGGAAGCACAGGACATTTATCTTCAGACGGAAGTACAACTGTGTTCGGTGCGGAACTACGTGCAATTGGAAGTGCAAATGTATACGGAAACTTTGGTGCAGTAGGTGATGGCTCTAGTGTTTTATTTTATCTTATACAACACAATATGGCATATATTGGTTTAGGAAAAAGTGTTGAAAACGATCCAAGCCAAGTAATACAAAGTCAAGAAATTAGCAAAGCAAATAGTGCAAACATCTATTATCAGACAGTTGATCACAGAGGCAACTATCGTGTCGGAGATCAGTTTTTTATTAATCAAGATACTGGTGAAACAACAATTACAATTACTGAAGCAGAAGTAGATTCACTTAACGGTTTGACGCTTACTACAAACGGAAACACAACAATTATTGACGGCCAAGAAATTAGAGTAGGTGAATTCTTAATTAAGGACAATACTATAAGTTCGATTCAAGGACGTATTGATTTTGATAGCTTTTCTGGACAAATTAATTTATTAGACAGTACAAACGTAACTGGTAATATAAGCATGACTGGAGATTTTTCAATCGGCGGCAGTGCAATAGGTTTTGGTAACGAACCTGGTGATACAATAGATTTTAACACACCGTTCAGCCAAAATTTAGTACCAGATGTAAGCGGATTATACAGTTTAGGTACTGCTTCTAAAACTTGGAGCAAAGCCCATTTAGGATCAATACAAGCAGACGATTTATTTTTTGATACAAATTATATTACCACCACAGAGTCAAATAGTGATCTTGAGTTACGTGCAAACGGCACAGGTAAAATTTTAATTCCTAACAATAATTTTGAAATAACAAATGCTACTACAATAGTTGGAACAACAACATTAAGTGATACAGGGATTACTGGCACTGTTACACATGTAGGAGATAGAACACAAACCGGTGACAACACAATAACAGGTAATGTAACAGCAACAGGAAATTTTGTAGGAGCAACAAACGCATCCTTTGAAGAAATAGACTTTGAAGGTAATGCTTTATACACAACAACAGCAGATAGAGATTTAAGTCTACGTGCAAATGGAACAGGACTTGTTATACTGCAAGAAGATGTAGATATTACAAATAATCTACAAGTTGGAACTATTACATCAACAAGCAACATATTCACAAACCAAGATGTTACAGCAGAAGCATATTCAACAGGTGACATTTTTATTGAAAACAATTATATTACAACAACTAACTCTAATTCAAATTTAGAATTAAGAGGGCAAGGTACTGGACATGTTTATTTTGAAAATATAGGCGTGATAGATGAAACTCTTACAACTAGGCACGGAGATAGCACATTACCTGATTTAGTCTTAACCACAGATGCAAACTTTGCAGTATCTAGTACAGGAAGCATACAATTACCAAAAGGCACTACTGCTGAAAGAATAGCAACAGCAGGCAACATAAGATTCAACACAGATAGTAATAGTTTTGAAGGATATGCAACTGATAATGTATTCTTTGGAGGTATTTTTTCAGCAGACGGACAAACAAGTATTACAGCTGATGCAACTGCAAATAATATTTTGCTTACAGTAAATGGTGCTATTGGCACAACTGACAGTACAAAAATAGTAGGCGAAATAAACGGCAATGGCCTTACAATACATAGACTAGATGTAGATGACATATATCTAGACAACAGCACAATACGTACAAGTGTATCTAACAGCGATTTAGAACTTAGAAGAGATGGAACAGGTAAAGCAGTATTTGGTGATATTAAATTAAGTTCAAATTCATTTCTAAATGACGGAACAAGCAAAGCGTCATTTGCAGGATCATTTGCATTATCTGGAACAGGAAATCCAACAGGATTTGGTGGTTGGCATAAATTTGTAGGTGCAACAGGTATTGTTATTCCTTACGGAGACAATTCTACAAGAGGTTCATTAGGAATAGCTGGTGAAATAAGATGGAATACGGATTCTACGATACTCGAAGTTTACGACGGAACTACAGATGCTTGGATACCAGCCGCTGGAGAAATTGGCGGAGTTGACGAAGCATATATGGAAGAAGAAGGTCAGCTCTGGAGCCTTTTACTAGGCTAACACCATACATTTTCACAATAACGATAAATACTATTAATGCAGTGACAGCGACCATTGTTCTGCAGGTACAAACCGTGGTCAACCAGCGATAGAGACATAAGTCTGAACAGGTTGGAGGCACAGGATGCCCGTATTGAGGAGAGAAGATGGCTGTAGGTCGCATATCCGGTCCGCTCTTAAAGTCAAATCTATTGCGTAATGGCATAGATCTGGCATTTGAGACAGACCTGCTATATTTAGATGTTAATAACCAGCGTGTCGGTATAAAAACCACAACCCCTCAATATGAATTAGACGTTAACGGCACAATCAGAACAACTAATCTTATAGTAGATAATAATGTTCAAATTAATAGTATTGACATAACAGGTAACACTATTAGTTCTACTTCAGGTACACTAAACTTAGGTACACTCGATAATGTTGTTTATCAAAACAAAGCAAGAATAGATTCGATAGATATTGAAGGCAATGTTATCAGCACAAATGATAGTAATGCTAATTTAGAACTTCGTCCTAACGGAACAGGTACTGTTGACGTACATTCTGATATGAATGTCACAGGTAATATACATGCAACAGGAAACATTACAGCAGACGGCGATATTACATTAGGTGATGCTGATACAGATAACATTGTTATCAATGCTGACATTGCAAGTGATATTATACCCGATCAAAATAATACATACAATTTAGGTAGTGCAACAAAAAACTGGGCAACTGGTTATATTAATGACGTTGTTGCTACAACTATTAATACACCAAATCTAACTGTTGGTGGAGTTGATCTTACGCTTAGAGCAGGCAACATAATTTATGTTGCAGAGAACGGTGATGACACTCACACAGGAACGCACCCACAAGATCCGGTAGCGTCAATTACACAAGGTTTAAGTTTGGCAACATCAGGCGATACAGTTATGGTATTCCCAGGTGTCTACACAGAAGCATTTCCTTTAACGATTCCAGTAGGTGTAACACTCAAAGGCCAAGGAATTAGAACTGTTACAATACAACCTACAACTGCGACACGCTATAATGATGCTGTATTATTAAATGGCGAAACAACAGTTGAGGAGTTAACACTAACAGGTTTTTACAGTGGTGGTAACTTTTTTACAACAACAAATTCACTTGCTGGAGGCATAATAGTAAATGTTGGTACAACTGATCAAGCACACACATATGTAAGCGGCGGAACAGTAACAGCAGGTGGTACTACTTATACTGTTACCGCACCTACCAACTATAATGAAGCTACAGGTGATTTAGCTATTTTCTTTACGCCTGCTGTAGATTTAGGTATAGGCACAGAGGTATTTGTTTCTAACCTAACATTTAGCTGTAATGGAGGAACAAGAGTATTTCCAGACAATGGATATTCATTCCGTTTTGCAACAGATTTTGAAGTTACAACACGCTCACCATACATAAAAAACATCACAGTTATTACACAAGGTAGTACAACAACAGCAGAAGATCCTAGAGGATTCAATGCTGGAGATGCTGGTAAAGGTCCTTATGTAGATGGTGCATATGCTACAGCAAATTCTAAAGAAGCAAGTATGCTATTCCATTCAGTGACATTTATAACACCAGGTGTTGATGGATTAACCGCAACTAACGGTGCTAGAATTGAGTGGTTAAATTCATTTACTTATTTTGCAAATAGATCTGTTTATGCATTTGACAGCAATGACGGTATTAAAGGTGATGGTAAAACAAAAATTAGACTAGGCGGAGTATCAGGAACATTTGCCGCAGGGAATACTATTACATTTACATCCACTGATAGTTCAACAGTAGTAAATGTTACAGCAGAAAGTGTTGACGGTGATGTAATTACTGTTGATGGTAGAAACATTAATTTAGTAGGATTTGACACAACACCGCAAAGTATTTCAAACGGTTCTGGCGCAACTGCAACTTCAATTGAAAACATAGATCTACAGGACTTTGGTGCAGAAATAAGAATGATTGGTTCTGCTAGTGTATACGGTAATCAAGGACTGGTAGGTGATGGCGCTGGAGTAATTGTATACGCTATTGGACAAAATCTAGCATACATAGGTAATGGTAAAGAAGTTACAAATGATCCAGGAACTGTTGATCAAGCAGACGAAGTTATAGAATTAAATGACGCTAAGATAAGATATAATTCCGTAGACCACAAAGGTGATTTTAGAGTTGGTGATCTATTCCGTGTTAATCAAGCAGATGGTACTGTAAACTTTGTTGCAAGTGATTTAAATATCAATCTTACAAACGGTGCAACATTTACAACCAACGGGCAAAACACATTTATTAATGGTGAAAGAATTGACACAGGAAACCTAAGACTTTCTGGTAATACTATTTCAAGCACAGCTGGTGCAATTAATATAGACAGCGCAAGCGGTGTAATTAATCTACTAGACAACGTTGACATTACAGGAAATTTAGATGTTAGCGGTGATGTCACAATTGGTGGGAATATTACAATAGGTGACGAAGCAACTGACAACATTACTATTGTAGCTGGTATAGCAAGTAATCTTGTGCCAGACACCACAGATACGTACAGTTTAGGAACAAGCACAAACATTTGGAGTAAACTGTGGGTAAGTGAAATTGCAGTTGATGATATTGAAGTCAACACAAACTATATCACAACAACTGTTTCAAACAGTGATCTTGAGTTACGTGCAAATGGCACAGGCAAAATTTTAATTCCTAATAACAATCTAGAAGTTACAAACAATCTACAAGTTGATGGAACAACTACACTTGCAAACACTGGAATAACAGGAACAATTACACATGTAGGTGATTACAATCAAACTGGTAATACAGTTATCACAGGAAACTTAACTGCTACACAAAATTTAGACATCAGCGGCTCAGCACAATTTGAAGAAATACTAGTAGATGATAATTTTATTACAACAACAACTTCTAATGCTGATTTAGAATTAAGAGCAAATGGAACAGGTAAAATTATTGTTCCGAACAATGATGTACAGGTTACTGGTAACCTAACAGTTGCTGGAACATTTACAGTTAGCGATGTTAACAGTACAGGAGATATCACTGCAAATAGTTTTAGCACTGGTGATATATTAATAGATGATAATTTTATAACAACAACTAATAGTAACAGCGATTTAGAACTTAGAGCCGCAGGTACAGGAGCAGTACAAGCGGAAGGATTTACGTTCCAAGTAAATGATATAAGCACAACAGGAGACATGACATTTTCTCCTGGCAGTGAAAATGTAATTTTTGCTTCAACTGGTGCTATAAAACTACCATCAGGTACTACAGCGCAAAGACCAACATCAGTAGCAGGACAACTTAGATACAACAGTGAACTAAACAGATTTGAAGGCTACAACGGCGCAAATTGGATCAATATCAAAGGTGTTGAAGATTTAGATGCAAACACTAAAGTTACAGCAGAAAACACCGAAGGCGGCAACGACGATGTGATTAGATTTGTAGTAAACAACAACACTATAGTTGATGTAGATTCTACTAGATTGAACGCTCCAAGAGTAACCGTAGATGATATACAGATTGATGGAAATGTGATAAGTACAGTAACAACTAATGCTGATTTACAGTTTACAGCAAACGGCACTGGTAGTGTAATTATTGATAACTTTGCTATCAAAGATAATACAATTACCAACACAGTAGCAGACGCTGTAACATTGTTTGAAAAAACAGGTGCAGATGCATATTGGAAGTTTGATGGTACGTATGGTCTTGTTATTCCAAAAGGTGATGGAAGCGGAAGACCAGCAACACCAGAAATCGGAATGATGAGATATAATACTTTTGATTCAAGGGTAGAAATATATGATGGCATACAATTTACAGGTGTTGCAGGCACTGCGGCAGGTGTAAACCAACAAGAAGCAGAGGATATAGGAATTTTACAAGCTCTTATGTTTGGATAAGGAAGAATAGATGGCAACATTTTTTAGAAATACAGTAGTCAAAAACGTAGGCAAGGTTCCAGTAAAAGTATTGGAGACTACAGCATCGCAAAGAGCAACAGTGTTAGGTATTAGTTTTACAAATCTAACAGATAAGTTTGTTTATTGTGATGTTGAAATACAAAGTGACGATAGTGTTAGAGGATATTATTTGAAAGATTCTGTTCTACCGTCTGGCACAAGTTTGAGAGCTGTATCAACAGGTGAAAAATTAATATTAGCACCCAGTAATCAAATGTGGGTAAGTTGTAGCTTAAATGACGCTGTTGACGTTATAATAAGTTACGTGGAGATTGTATAATGAGTTATTACATAGGTACTACACCAGCTGAAGTAGCCGCAGGTTTTATTAAAAGATATTTTTACGGACTACGTAGGAATGAAGACGGTGAATTGTTTCTAGTTGTGCTAGATCAATTAAGAGGTGGCGATCAAAACGTTGTGATTGTTAACGACCTAGGTATTGCATCAGAAAACTATCCAGACTTTGAAGAAGGTATTGACTTTTTAGATGGTATTGATGTTGATCATGAGCAACTTTATCCTAACTTGAGATATCAGCAGTTCAAATGGGAAAACAGAAGTTTGTTATATTATATTGAAGAAGAAACAGGATTTTTTGTACAGCGTATTTCCGAAGCGTATGAATATCCAGATAAAGTAAGCACACCTGGTTACGGTGAAGGTGTTGACAACCAAGTATTGACCAAATACAGTTCAGAAACGATAGGATACTAAAATGGCAGAATTTAGATTAGATAGGTTTAAGTACAACTGGCGAGGCGAATGGCAAGAAAGCACTGTATACAAAAAAGATGATATTGTTTATAACGGTGGTAAAAGTTATGTTTGTATAACTGCACACACAAGTTCATCAAACTTTGCCAATGAAGCCGCTAGAATACTGCCTGGATCAAATCCTCCACAACCTGATCCATACTGGATTGTAATGGTAAGTGGTAAAACTTTCAGCGGAGCATACACACCTGGAGAAGATTATGCACCTGGTGAATTAGTATTTTATCAAGGTACTTTACACTTATGTACAGTTCCTCATACTGCAACAAGTTTTGGAGCGCAAAGTAACTATTGGGAAGACTTTGTTGACGGAATAGACTTTGTAGGTGATTGGGTAAGTGGTTTAGATTATGGTGAAGGCGCACTTGTAAAATATAGCGGTAATGTGTATCGTTGTGTTAAAGCGCACAGTGCTGGATCCAAATTAGAAGACAACATTTTTACTAGTCCTTCAGATAATTGTTGGGACTTGTTTCATCCAGGTATAGAATGGAAAGGTGCTTGGGCAACAGCAACAATTTATAGAAAAAACGATCTTGTAAGTTTTGGTGGTGCTATATACGAATGCATAACAAGTCACACTTCAACTGGCACACAAATATCTACAACCGAGTTTAGCATAAGATTTACAGGTACTAGTTTTAAAAATACTTGGGATTCGAGCATTGTTTATTCTATAGGTGATATTGTCCGCTATGGCGGATTTATATATAGTGCTGTAGCCACTAATTTGGATAGCCAACCAGGATTTGTGTCCACAATAGATGCAAATGGAAATGTGATCAAAGAAGCTGTAGGCGGAGATTCTACAAGAAATTGGCAAATACTTGCAAAAACAAATGACTTTGCAGGAGACTGGAGTTTATCAGGAAAATATCAAACAGGTGATATTGTACAAAGAGGTGGATTTTTATATGAAGCTGTAAGAGATATAAACTTACAAGACGGTGATGATAGTTCAGCAACGGATGTAGATCCAGAAGTTTGGAACCTAATAGCAAAAGGGCAAAGATGGATCGGCCAATGGGCAACAGGTGAGCTTTATAGCAGAGGTGATGTAGTCTATCATTTAGGTAGTTCTTATACTTGTAATTTTGAACACACAAGTTCTTATCCTACCGCGCCCGGCGACTTAGCAGTTGATTTATATAATTATTGGGATCTTAATGTTCAGGCAGGACGTTCTGCGGCATTAACAACCAAAGGTGATTTGCTTACATATGATTATTTTAGATTTGATAACTATGAAGATGACAGTTCATTAGGTGATGGAAGATTAGGAATTGGTGAGCAAAACCAAATACTTAGCGTTACAGCAGATCAAGAAATATTCTGGCGTAACAGAGATTACGAAAGCCAAGTTGTATATGTTGCAACAAATGGTAAAGATGAAGAAGGTTATGGTAGAGAATGGGAAAATCCATTTAGAACAATTAGACACGCTTGCGAATGGATTGAAGATAACTTTGATCCTCTAGTACCAACTAAAGTTGCAGTAGCCGCAGGTAATTTTGAGGAAATAGGGCCAATTAGTATTCCAGCAGGATGTGTTGTAATGGGTGATGAACTTAGAGCAACTACAATTACTGCAACAGGACCTAGAACAGAATATCAAGACGATTATACTTTCCATACAAGCATATTACAGAGATTTATAACACTTTCACAGAATTTAGTGCAAAATATACCGGTTGTCGTTTCAGCTGGAAATACGTTTGAACAAAAGCGTACACTGCCTGCAGGATCAAATGATGCATTTGTATTCATGTCAACTCAATTCCAAACTTATAAAGATAGGGTCTTGTATCTTTCACAAAGTGGAGATACAAATCCAACAATAACAGGAACTAATACAAAAACTTCTGACTCTGGTCTAACAAATTCGGCGGCAATTATTAATCAAAATAAAGAGTTTATTGTACAGGATTGTTTTGCTTATATCTCAAATGTGTTTCCTAATTTTACAGGAGACTTAGTTCGCATTAGAAATGATATACAAAGTTTCATTCGTGCAATGATAAGAGATTTGGAATATCCTGGAAACTACGGTACACTTAAGGCCGCGGATAGGTATGCAAGAGCAGTAACAGGGTCAACAACTACTGATATGTTCTATTGCAGAGATACCACAGGATTAAGAAACTGCACAATTGAAGGATTATCAGGCGGACTTAACCCTCCAGGTGTATACGACATTTATCAGCGTCCAACAGGCGGTGCTTGTGTTGCACTTGATCCAGGGTGGGGTCCTGATGATAATCGTATGTGGATTATGAAAAGATCTCCATATATACAAGGTGTTACAAATATCGGCACACGCTGTTATGGAAAAGTTGTTGACGGTTCTTTACATAACGGCGGAAATAAATCAATGACATCAAACGATTTTACACAAGTTCTAAGTGATGGTATTGGTGCTTATATTACAAACAATGCTAGAGCAGAACTTGTGTCAGTGTTTACATACTATTGTGCGGTTGGATATCTAGCTGAAAATGGCGGAGTAATACGTGCAACAAATGGTAATAACTCATACGGAAGTTTTGGATCGGTATCAGACGGAAACGATCCTTTGGAAACTCCAGATGCTGTCACTGTGAACAATAGAGAAAACGAAGCACTAGTAGACAGTGCATTTGCTGGTGGTACATCAGACGAATTATTTGTTTTTCAATACGAAAATTGCGGAGAAAAATATACATCAGCTGATGCGGTTATTACAGGAGCAGGTGATGATGCAGATATTGAATACACAGATTTTAGAGATGGCGGAGTATTTGAGCCTAGACTAATAAACACAAAAGGTTCTGGCTCAGAAGGCGGAAGTGGATTTAAAGTAAATGCAAACTCTGCACAAATAACAGTAGATGCAACAAGTACAATTAGATTAAACACAAACGATCCTACACAATTTTTATCAGATATTAACGGAATGCGTATCATTATAACATCGGGTAGAGGTGCAGGACAGTATGCATATATTACAGGATTTGATGTTATTACTAGAGATACCACAGTAGCTAAAGAGTCAGATAACACAGCAGGTTGGGATCATATTATCCCAGGTACCGACTTAGTTGCAGATTTTGATTCCACAACTAATTATAGAATAGAACCAAGGATAGCATCCACACATCCAGGATTTGTTGCTGTAAACGGAGATGTTCCTGCGGCTAGAGAATGGAGAGGTGCAGACTGGGGTTACCAAACTGTGGATTATACTAACATTGCAATTAGTAACGGAACTGGAGATACATTTGATGACGATCCAATTCCTGCAAGATTTAATATCCAAAGAAAAGGACAAAACTATAATCTTACAAAAACTGTGTCTGGTGCTGGATATGCTGTAGGTGATACATTTACTGTTTTAGGAACACTGTTAGGAGGCACATCACCAGCTAATGATTTAACTATTACTGTGCTTACAGTTTCAGATGATAGTACAAATGCTATTCTTACATTTAGTAGCTCAGGAACACCTAGAGGCAAGCGTATGGTTGCAATTGCAGATCCTAACTTTAGTGCTTACTCAGATGATGGCATAGCTTGGGTGGAAGGTAACATGAGTTACATAGGAGATTTTAGGAAAGTTGTAGCAGGTGAAGATGCATGGGTGGCTATATCGAATAATACCAACACTGTAAGTTTTTCATATGACGGAGAAAATTGGATTACTAGAAGTATTCCGACCACAGATAACTGGGTTGATATTGCATATGGTAATGGTCGATTTATTATGATAGCTGAAGGAAGCAACAATGTTGTATACAGTACAGATGGATTAAACTGGACAGCCGGCACTATACCTGATAGCGATGACTCTACTACAGCTCAATGGCAAAAAATTACTTACGGACAAGGAAGATTTGTTTGTATATCAGGTAGTGGAAATCAATCAGCAAGAACTGCTGATGGTGTAAGCTGGATATTATATTTGAATAGTCTACCTGCAGGTGATTATGACTTTGCAGGACTAGCATACGGTGACAACAGATTTATTGCTGTAACAACAGATGGAACAACATTATATTCTCTAGATAAAGGTACAACATTTAAAACAGGCACAAGCATCCCTCAATTAGGAGGAGTAGATTTACATGTAAAAGACTTCAGATATTTGCAAGGTGTGTTTATGGCAGTAGGAGATCAATCAGTTCCCGGAACTGGTGCTCCACAACCATCGCAAGATGAAATAGATAGATGTGCTACAACAGAAGACGGTTTAATTTGGACTGAACGTAATCTTAACAATAATGCTAGATTGTATAGCACAATTGCTCCAGGAAACTTTAGCAATGTTGGAACATTTGTGGTTCTAGGAGATCAAACAACATCTAATGCAACTGCAAGAGTTACCACAGGTAAACAAGCAAGATTCAAAGCTGATGTGTTCCAAGGTGCATTTAGAAAAATTATTATATGGGACCCAGGTAGTGGATATTCGGAATCTAATCCTTGTGCATTAACTATCACAGATACAACATTTGTTGTACCCTTAGAAATAGAAATGCGCTATGGTGACGGGGTATTGTCACAACCTGATTTTATTGACAGAGGTGCAGGCTATAGAACATCTAGTTCAACAATTACTATTAGTGGAGATGGATACGCTGATATAATTCCAGAAACGAACGACGTTGTTTTAGATGGTGTTGCAATAGTACCAGGCCCAGGAGTGCAAATTAGATTTTCAACATTGCCTGATGTAGAAACAGAAGATCCAGATGATTTAAAACTTTATACAGGAGTTAAAATTACTGATCTTGGAGATGATGGTAGTGGCACAGGATCTAGAAAAGTTAGATTTACTATTAGTCCAAGATTACGTAATGAGAATAACATGCGTCATGGAACAGCCGCAACTCTAAGAAGTGGATATAGTCAATGTAGAATTACAGGACATGATTTCCTAGACATAGGTACAGGAAATTTTATAGAAACAAACTATCCTGATTTATATGCAGGCGGAAGATACTTTACAAGTGCACCAGAAAACGAAGTTGAAGAACTTAATGGTGGTAGAGTGTTTTATGTAAGTACAGACCAAGATGGTAACTTTAGAGCTGGAGAATTATTTAGTGTGCAACAGGCAACAGGTATTGTTACAATTAGTGCTGAATTCTTTGACTTAGATGGACTTAGTCAGCTATCATTAGGTGGTGTGAGATTAGGTGGATCAGGAGCTGTTATTAACGAATTTAGTACAGATCCAACATTTAGTGCAGATAGCAACAATATTGTACCAACACAAAAAGCTATTGCAACATTCTTAGCAGATAGACTGTCAGTTGGTGGTTCAGATCTAGAAGCCAACGGAATTGTTGCTGGTAGAGTTAAAATTGGTACAGACACAAACGAAATAAGTATGACAGACGATACGTACTTATATTTTAATAGAGTGGTAGACTTCAGTGGTAAAGATGCTAATAACAATTTAACAGGAATTTCAGGAACAATACTAAGTCAAATGTTAATTACAATGGAATACGTTCCTGAAGTTCAAGGTGGATCAAGTTAATGAACAATCAGATAAATACAGTAACGGAGCAAATAAATGGCAGAATTTAAGTTAGGTAGAATTAGATTTGTATGGAAAAGCAGTTGGACAACAGCTACAACATACTATAAAGATGACGTTGTTGAATACGGCGGCAAATTATATATTTGTGTAATTGGACATGACAGTTCTGCGGCTTTCTTCACAGATTTAGATGTAGTTCCTACCAAATGGAACTTAGTTAGTGATGGACAAAAATGGATAGGCGACTGGCAACCACAGACAGCTTATATTAGAGATAACATTGTTCGTTACGGCGCTACTGTTTATATTTGTAAAACAGATCATACATCTGCTGTTGATTCAAGCACAGGCTTAGAGCCAGACATTGCTAAATGGGAAGTATTTGCTACAGGATTAGATTACAAAGGCGCTTGGTCTACTACATTTGATTACAAAGCAAACGACTTAGTTAAGTATGGCGGTTCAACATATGTGTGTAACACATATCATATATCTGCGGCAACTGATACATTAGGTTTAGAAGCTGATCAATCTAAATGGACAATTTTTAATCAAGGATTTGATTGGCTAGGTGACTGGGCATCAGGATATAGATATAAAGTAAATGATGTAGTTAAATTTGGTGCAAGTTTATGGATTGTAAATACCTATCATACTTCACAGGCAACATTTGCCGCTGATAGTTCTAAGTGGACAAAGTTTGTTGAAGGATTTCAATACGAAAACGGATGGATGCCTACTAGAGGATATCAACCAGGTGACGTGGTAGAATTTGGCGGCAATAATTATATTGCTAGAGAAGATAATACAGGAGTTAAGCCAGGAGTTATCGGAGGCGATATAACAGGAATAACAAATGCTAATCCAGGCGTGATAACAAGTGCATTACATGAGCTTTACAACGGTGCAAGAATTTTAATTACAGGTGTAGTTGGAACTACAGAACTAAACAATAACAAATACTATGTAGGTGCAATAACAGCCAACACATTCCAATTATACACTGATAGTGCATTAACTGCTGTAGTAAACACTACAACATTTGGAGCATACACATCAGGTGGTAGTTTTGTAATTAACGAAGATGATATATCTGAATGGAGCTTGTTTACCAAAGGTTTAAGATTCAAAGGAGACTACGAGGCAGATAGTACAAATGAACAATATCTACCTGGAGATGTAGTAAGATTAGGTGGTTACACATATCGTTGTATTACAGGACACAATAGTAAACAGCCACCAAACACAACATATTGGCAAAAACTTAACACAGGATTTAGTTGGAGAGGTACATGGTTAGATGATCAGGAGTACTATTTAGGTGATACTGTTCGTTACGGTGACAATAGCTACGTTTGTGTGCAAGGACATATTTCAGAAGGTGATGACGGATCATCAGGTGATCCAGATAACACAGGCGGAGTATCTGCGGCTAATTCAAGACCGGATCTAGATACCGCAGGAACATACTGGAATGTTATTGCAATTGGTACAGAACAAAGTGTGCTTACTACAAAAGGTGACATGGTTTATTACAGCGGCGCGGCGCCAGTTAGATTACCAGTAGGACAAGATGGACAAGTTTTAACTGTTAGCCCAAATGGAGTTCCAAATTGGGAGTTCTTAGGTAAAAGCGTTGATGTATATCACGTTGCCGAGCACGGAACAGACAATCCTGCACCTATATATGGAAAAAGTTTAGATAGACCATTTAAGTCTATTAGGTATGCCGCAATGCAAGTTGAGCGCGGTACAAAAGCACCAGACGCAAGACGTCTACTAGAAATGAATAGAAGATTTATTCAAAGAGAAATAGTAGAATGGACAGAGTATCAAGTTGCAAATAACGTATCACCTTTTACAACAAGTTTTACATATGATTCAAAGAAATGTGAAAGAGATATGGGATACATCATTGATGCATTTATTTATGATTTAGCACATGGTGGTAATATAAAATCAAGGGAAGCGGCTCTAGAATATGTTACTAATCCAGGCAAATTTTATACATTAGGACAAGAAGCTGAAACTGTAGCAAGTATTAACTACGGTATTAGCTTAATACAAAAGGTTCTTGCACAACAGGCACCTGCTGTAAATTATCAAACAACAAACGGAGACAACTCAACTAGAGTTGTACCACAATATTTCGAAACGGCACTAGGAGCTCAAGACGCTGTTGAGTATGAGGGTCAAATCAGTGGAAGTAGTTCAGGAGGTACTTACTCTGATCAAACACCAGGTGGCGGTTATAACCCAGGCGGAGGAGGCTATTAATGGCTACGGTATATGAAACAATACAGGATCTAGGAAAGATAATAACTGATGCTGTAACAGCAGGTAATAGTAATGATATTCCTGCAAGAAGTATAAGAAAAACACTTATTAAAGTTGCAACAGGACAATATAGAGAAGTTCTTCCAATTATTGTTCCAGCAGAATGTTGTATTATGGGAGACGAATTACGTGCAGTAAATGTACAACCACGTAAGTCAACAAACAGCACATTAACTGCAAGAAGTGATTACAAATACACAAGCAAAGCTCTTGAAAGATTAGAAAAAGTTGTAGGTAACGTATCCGCCGGTTTAACAATGACTCCTACAACTGGAAACACACTTACTCAAACAGTAGCATATCCATACGCTGAAACTCCGCAAGTATGGGAAGGTGTTACTCGTCAAATGCGTGGTATAAGAAGAAGCATAGATGCACAACTAGGTGAAAAACTTTATGCAGAACTACCAAAAGCATGGAATATGACAAACACTAATGCTGGTAGAGGTCGTGATCTATTTTTACTCAACAGAGAATTTATTAAAGCAGAAACAACAGCATACATCAACGCAAACTATCCAAATCTATATTATGGAAGAACTAAATGTAAGCAAGATATTGGATTTTTACTAGACGCAGTTGCATACGATTTAACATATGGTGGTAACTGGCAAAGTGTTATTGCAGGCGAAGCATATTATACAGGAACACAATTAAACATTCCTGCAGACTCCAAAGCGGCAACTTTAGCGGCATATGCTTTCTTAAAGCAGTTGGTGCAAACTGTACAGCGTAACATTACTGTTACTCCTTTATTACAAACTGACGTTGCTCAGATTGCTGGCACAGGTGGAACCGCAAGTGAATCAACTACAATTGGTAATTTGTTTGATGATATTATTGATATAATTGACAATGGTATAGGCACTGTATCAATTGTTTATCCTAGCGTTGCAAATACAAACGCACTTACATTCGCAGATTCAAATGCTATAGATACAAACAAAGCACAAGTTGGTAAAGATACAATTGACTTTATAAACCTAAACTTTGGTAGCTTTAAATATGATTCAGGTATTTGCCGAAGAGATTTAGAAACATTATTTGAAGGAGCACAAAATGATGTGCTTACTGGTTCAAACTATCTAGCATTACAAGCAGGTAGAGCGTATCAAAGAGGCACAAGTGCTTACTTACTAGGCGCACAAAAAACACAAACAGTTGGCGCGATTAGAAAAGCAAGAGATGAAATCATTGACGATTTAACTGATACAACTTATATCACTAGAACACGTAGTTTCTTTAATGAAGTTATTGATATTATTCAAAATGGTAGAAATGCGGCTGACTCAGCAAGTTATCCTTCATACAATTCAGCACAAGATAAACAAGATGCAATGACTAACTTAACTGCAAACAAAGTGTTTATCGAAGACGATGTAATACAATATGTAGAAAATACTTACAACAACCCCCCAGGTAGTTTTGTATACAGTGCAGATAGATTAAGAAAATATGTTGGCGATGCTGTAGAAGGTATGGCATTTGATATCATGTACGGCGGCAACATAGCGCAAACAAGAACAGCAAAAAGTTTCTTTGAACTTCCAGGTACAGATAAAGAAGCAATTATCATAACTGGTGAGACTACTCAATATGCTGGCGCACTTACACACATGTCAAGCATTTGCCAACAAATTGTACAAGAACAAGCAGTTACTAAGCAGACAGGTAATACACAAACACAAAGCACAGCAGGATCACCTGCAAGTGCAACTGAAGCAACACAAGTTAACACATTCTTAACTGAAAGTATCAACGCTATTAATGCAGGTGTATCTACAGGTATTACAGCAACTACTGAAGTTACAAGCACAGAAACAGGACAAACCGCTACTGACTACGCACTGTTTGATTCTAACAGAGATAGCATTGTTGCAACAACACTGCAATATGTAACTGATACATACAGCGACTTTAAATTTAATCATGCAAAATGCACAAGAGATTTAGGTTTAATATTTGATGCGGCACGTTATGATGCTATGCTTGATACAAACTACGCAAGTATTGTTAATGCATACAGTTATAGAAGAGCAGGAAGTTCTAAGGTATTAGGCGATCAAAAAGACGCAACTATAGCGGCTAACAAATTTGCAATGAAGCAAATGAAGCAGAAGTTAAGTAGTGAACAAGAATTCACCTCTAGACAGTTAGACGAAACATTAGAATGGATAAACGATATTATTTGGACAGCAAGCCATGAAGGTGCTAACAAGCAAGTTGCAGATCCAGAAATATACAATTCAAACTATCAGCTAGAAACTAACAAAGAATGGTTAGTACAAGAAGCACTTAATGAAGCAGATGAATGTTATAGAGCGGCTGTTTCAAAAGTGGAAGCAGACGGAACTGTTCATGTTGCAGACACTAGTTGGCTTACACCTAATATGAATGTAAGATTCTTTAACTACGATGATAGTGCTAGTGCAGTTGCAGAAATTGGTACAACAACAGAAACAGATTTTTATGTTAAAGAAATTGTAAGTGATACGACTTTCACAGTAAGCACAAGTGTAAATGGTGCTGGTTTTGCATTTGATCCAACACAATCTGCTTTCCAATACAATAAAGAAAAATGTCGTAGAGATTACGGATACATCTTAGAAGGTGTAGGTTATGATGTTGCATTAGGTACAAACTATAATGCAGTTACTAATGGTAACTTGTATAGACAAAGTTATTCAAGTGTTGTTACAGGTAGTCAACTTACACAAACTACAGCTGGTATAAACTTTGTTAAAGCAAGAGTAGCTGAACTTTACAAAGTAAGAACAAGCACAACAGGCTTATCAAGAGCAAATGCGGCATTTACAGAAATAGTAGATATTTTAAATAATGGATTAGGAAATGCAGATGCATTAACATTCCCAGTACCAGCTACTACTTCAACTAATAATCAAAATGCAGTAGCTCAATTGATTGCAAACAGAGCGTTTTTAGGCGCAGAAATTACAGCATGGGTTGCAGTTAATCATGGCGGAGTGACCTGGACAACTGAGCATCAAAACGAAATACTTTATGCAGTTGATGCACTATGTTACGACATCATGTACGGTGGTACAAGTGCAAGTGTTGCACAAGCAAGAAATTATGTCATAAGCGGTACAGCAAGATACAGTGGTGCAGAACAAACAGCAACAGTAGGTGCATTTGATAGACTAGCAACAGTAGCAAGCCAAGTTATCCAAGAGACATCGGTTACTAAAAGTACTGGTAATGCCGCTACACAAGATACATCAGGCACAGCGGCCACTGCAACTGAAGGTACTTTAGCACAAACAAATTTACAAATCATTGAAGATATTATTTCAGCAGGAAGTTTATCAGGACTACCAGCGGCAACATATCCAGATGTAAATTTTGCCAACGCAGATTTAAGATCAGCACAAATTCAAATTAACAACGAAACTGATCATATCACGGTGCAGGCAGTAAGATATCTTGATAACACTTACGCGGCACTAGTTCAAGTTCGTAGCACTTATGCATTTAACAGAACCCTTTGTGCAAGAGATGTAAGAGAATATGTCTATGCAATGAAGTGGGACGCACAGTATTCAAGAAACTGGAAAACAAATTATCCAGCTCCATTGAATGTAGACGATAGAACAGATACAGAAATGGATTACACAGGTTGGTATAGATCAGCACTAGGCGCAAGATACTATGCAAATAGTGTGTTAGGTTCACAAGAAGAAGACATGTACTATCTAAGAAATGGTACAGGATTAAGATTACAATCTTTAGATGGACTACAAGGAGATCTAGGATCAGAAAACGCTTTCGGCACACGTAGACCAACAGCAGGAGCATACGCTTCACTTGATCCAGGTTGGGGTCCTAAAGATGAAAGAGTTTGGATTACTGCACGTTCTCCATACGTACAAAACGTATCAACATTTGGTTATGCGGCTGTTGGACAAAAAATTGATGGTGCATTACACGACGGTGGTAATGACTCTATTGTTTCAAACGACTTTACACAAGTAATATCAGATGGTATTGGTGCATGGTTGTTAAACAACGGTAGGGCAGAACTTGTGTCAGTGTTTACGTACTACTCACATATTGGTTACTTGTGTGAAACAGGTGGTAGAGCTCGTGCAACTAACGGTAACAACTCATATGGTACATTTGGTTCAGTAGCTGAAGGTGTTGATCCAGAAGAAATTCCAGTAACAGCTATTGTTGATAACTCAACTCAGTATAACGCAACAATTTCTAATGTGTTTACAGATACAGATCAATTGTTAAGACTAGAATACTCACATGCTGGTAACGATTATACTGAAGCAAATATTAACATATTTGGTGCTGGTACAGGTGAAGCACTTTTAGCAGACGAATTTAGAGATGGAGCTATTCATAGGATTGAAATCGGTGAAACTGTAGAATCTCCAAGTAACGCTGGTGGTACAAACTATACTGTTGTAAGTAACACAGCTCAAGCAGGTTCACTTACAAGTATTAACTTAGCGGCTACAGATGGTAGTTTGTCTAGTGCTTATGTTGGTATGGCAATTTATATTACAGGTGGTGCGGCTACTGGTAACTACGGTTATATCACAAGTTACAATTCAGGTTCCAAACTTGCAAACGTTAGTGATAGATATGGCAATTCAGGATGGAGCCATGTTGTACCAGGTACAACAATTGTTGCTCCTAACAGTAGTTCAACATATGTAGTTGAACCAAGAATTACTATTCCTGCTCCTAACAATACAGCAGATGCATCTAATGTAATTGCAACAGATACATTTAACGACATTGAATTTGTTGAAACATCAGCACAGTACACAGGTGTTGCAAGTGTATCAAACAGCGATGGTAGTGGTGCAACATTTGATGTTACACGTAATGGTGCAAAATACTATGTAACTGTAAATGCCACAGGACAAGAATTTACTAGACTAGACACTGTAACAATACTAGGAACTAGCGTAGGAGGTGCAACTCCTGATAACGATATTACAGTTACAATTACAACAGTAAATGCAAATGGTGCTGTAGTTGATTTCGATTTTGCAGGTATTGGACGCAAGGGTTACTTTACTGCGCTTGCAGACGGAAACTTCTATATCAGTGTAGATGGTGGAGCAACTTGGACAAATAGAACTGTAACAGGTAACCACCAAAAACTAGCAAGCGGATTACAAAATGACGGTTCAACAACATTCAAACCACATGCAGTTGTTGCAACAAGACCAAGCTCAACAACAGTTGATAGGTCTACAGATGAAACATTGACTACTTGGGGTACTGGAACACTTTCACTAACAGCTGGTACTGTGATGAGTGTAGCATACGGTTATTTAGGTGCAGGCACAAATAAATTTGTTGCAATATCAAACAACGACACAGATATTGAATACTCAACAGATTCAGGTGCTACATGGACTAATGTTGCTACTGTGCTTCCAGGAGGAACAGGATACTCATGTTTAACATATGGTAAAGGATTGTATGTTGCTCTAAGAAGCGGCCAGGCCGCAGGTGCTATATCAACAGACGGTGAAACTTGGACACAAGTAACACTACCAAATAGTAAAACATGGATTGATGTTGCTTGGGGTAATGGTATTTTTGTAGCACTATCAAGTGATACAGGCGCCAACAATATGGCATACAGTATAGACGGAACAAATTGGGTGGCGGCAAGCACTCCAGATGCAACTGCAACACCAAGCGGACTTGCATATGGACAAGGTGTATTTGTTGTAACTTACAGTTCAATTGAAACAAAAATTGCTGAATCTTTTGATGGTGTAACATGGACAGATGTAACTGGACTTGCAGACATTGGAGAAAAAGTTGCATTTGGTAACCCACACACTGTTGGAGCATCAACACCAATTGGTAGATTCTGTAGTATAGATGACACATCAAATACTGCTAAAGTTATTTACAGAGGTGCACCTGCACTAGGTAGAGCAAGTGTTGCAAATGAAAAAATATTCGAAGTTAGAATGCAAGAACCAGGCAGTGGATACGAAGGCACTGCACCAACTATTACAGTTACAGACCCTGGTAATATTGAAGATGTTGTTCTTAATGCAAAAATTGGTAATGGCGCACTAGCTAACCCAACATTTATTAACAGAGGTACTAGC